AATACTCTCTTGTTCTTTTTAGTTTTGGTGAAATATATACGTTCATAATTTTATTATTATGTATTTATAATAACACAAAACCGCACCATGATAGTGCGGTTAAGTGGATAACTACCTGTCTTACGACTAAGCAGCTGTACGAATCAAAACTCCTGAAGTATCACGATTTTCTACTACTCCATAAAGCATATCAGCAGTTGTCACTGTTGATAGGAAATCTGGGATGTAGTTAGATTGTACACGAACACCTCTTGAACCAACCATAGCACCCATAGAACCGCCTGAACCAAGTGCTGATGTAGCAAAATGGATAGCATCCTTGTGTGCTAGTGCATTGTTACGACCAGTAGTAGAAGCTACATACTGAATATTATTACTGATGTGAACTGGAATACCGTATAGATATGCAGCTGGAGTCTTAACAGTAGGGTCATTACTTGGTGAGTTGACAGCTAGTGAGAACTTATCAAGGTTTTGAACTTGCTTCCAGAATACACCCGGAGACATGAAGAACGCACACTCTGATGTAGTATCAATGTTTGCTTCCTCAAGGTAAGTAATAGCAGCACGAATTTCTGAGTCAGCTAGGTTTGTTGTTGAAGCACCTACGACTTGTGAGAAACCAGCGAACAATGTAGCGATAGCAACCTCAAGTTTACTTGCGATTGTATATCCTGCGTTCTTTGCATAAGTCTCCATAACTGAATATGAACGCTTGACTTGTGCAGCTTCACGGTCTTCGATAGCGAAGGAAACTTCATACCACTGGTCAACAGTAAGAGTAATCTTAGTATCTGTTGGAGCGTTAAGAGTAACAGCAGTTGCGTTTGACTTAGCGTTTGCAGCCATTTCACCTACGTTTGGAGTGTAGAGAACATTGCCACCATTTGCTAATTCATCGCTTCTGTCTGTAAAGAAGTCAGCCATCATAAGCTTCTTCTTGTAAAATTCATTCACTTTTTCACCCCATACTGTTGGGATGTAACTTGCAAGTGTAGTTAATGTTTCTGATGTTGTTGGGAAAGCCATTTATTGTAAACGATTAAATTATTTATTTAATAATCGAGTAATTATTGTGCCAATTCTGCAACGTAAGCCCTATGCTCGTCTCTAGTCATTTCTGCAATCTTTCGTGCCTGATTAGATGTTGAGCCTTTTGATGCACCTAAATTAGATTGTGCTTTACGCATATCTAACTCCTTCTTTTCAAGCATAAGCTTAAATAGTGGGTCTTCTTGGGCTTGGATAAGTGATATACCCTTACCTTTTGAAATAACTTGTAGGTTGTCAATAGATTCATCATCGTAACCTTTTGAAGTTCGTAAGATGGCGAGGTCAAGTTCTTCTCGTGAAACATAATTGGCGTTAGTAGAAGGAACACTTTGTGCTGGCTTAGGTTGTGAGCGTAACTTTTTAAGTTCTGCTTCAGCTTCCTTAGCTCGTGCATAAAGTTTTGAATTAGTTTCTTTTAACTTCTCAACATCCACTTCTGGTTGCTGATTATCATTAGTAACTTCTTCGGTTTCATTGTTTAAAGAGTCAATGGTCTCAAATTCATTTTCCATAATAAGCTTGTGGTTAATGTGTTTAGATGGTTTTCTCCAGTGTATAGGGGTTTAAAAGAGCTTCGCCTATACTAAAAGCTCGTAAATGCTATTCGTTAGTCTCCACCTCCTTTTCCTTCCTTGTTTTGTATAATTCTTCAAGTTTAGAGAAGGATTTATCAACCAACTGTCCTGCTTCTAGTAAACCAACCACATCTTTACCTGTAAAGACACGGTTAATTGCCTCCTCATTGAGTAGTTGCTTCATAAAATCCTTAACTGTTTCCCTTGTACCCTCGTCTAAGTAGAATTGTTGTAGTTTATCCATATTATGCCATTACTGGTTGAGTTTGTGCCATCATTGGCTGTGGTTGGGCAGAATTTGACTGTGGCTGTGCTTGTGGTGGCTGTGTGGCAGTATTGTCCATTTTGGTAGAAAAAGTCGCTGGTGAGATTCCTACGCCTGATAATTCCATAATCTTACTTACTGATTCATTTATTACTGGGTCATCTCTCCAATTAGGTATCTTTGATAGGGTAACAAGGATAGAATTAAGTGAATCCATTGTCGCTATCTTATTCTTCTGCTCTCCTGTTGTTAGGACAGTAACCTTAGCTGTTATATCATTGAAGTAACCTTTAGGAATGTCAATAAATCTATGTGCTTTAGTTGTTTGTACTTCATTAAGAGCCATGTCAAAGTAACTCTGATAGTCTTCTTCTTTGTGTACTTGTCCATTTAAGATAGCTTCGATAGTCTTATCATTAGCTTGGTTAGTAGCAAAGTTAGTGTCAATCATCTTTAATTCTTCAGCAGAAAACTCGTAAGCTAGTAAATGTTGCTTATTAAACTTCTTCATTAGGTAAGGAATTACCCAGTCATTAAAGATTTCTGTTAGGAATATACCCATATCCTCTCGTCTGTAATCAAACATTGAGCCTGATTGATTCTGTACCAAAGCTTGTAGACGATAAGGTTGTCCTGATGGTGGAGTCTCACCTCGTTGTGAGTCATAAGCAGCAGTAGCTTTCTCATACTGTGCAAACCATCTTTCCATAAGACTTCTAAATTCTGGGATAGCGTTACTCATTGTGTTCACTTGCTGGAATGATTCATTAGCATCAAGTTCAATAATGTGTCCATTGTCTACGTTGTTTACGTTGTTCCCAATCTTCTTTGAAGTAGTAGAGAATACAACCTTTGAAGAAATAGCCATAGCTGATTTCTCTGCTAACATAGCATCGTTGGTTTCCTGTTGAGCCCAGAATCCTTCTTCTACAACACCACGACCAAGACCACGCTTACTTACTTTCTTCCAAGCTAGATATTTATAAGGTGATTCTTTTTCTTCTTCACGATACATAACAAACTGCTTCTTTGAAGTGTCTCCACCTATGTAATAACAAACATTCTCGAACTCTGTTATATCAGCGTCAGGAGTTTCTGGGTTAAGATTCTTAGGGAACTCTCCGTGTACTTCATAAACAGGAATCTTAGTTCCTGATGCAGTAAACTTCTTATCTTTTGCATACATTTCAACAACTTCTTTTACGTTATTCCAAAGGTCTTTCTTAGCTACCAAATCAGACACAGACATATAATGCTTTTCAATAATTGCTCCGTCTTCTATATCGCACTGGTCTGTTACTACGTTAGCCCAATGAACCACCTCAAGTTCTAGTTGGTTTTCTTTTGCATCCTCGTCATATTCCTCAGTCTTCTTAACTAGTAATCCACCATATCTTGCTCTCGTCTCACCTGCCTCGTTTAGGAAACAAGCAAAGTCTGTTTCTTTCATCCAGTTATATACATCCTTTGAAAGAAGGAAAGCTCTTACAAAGTCTTTCTTATCGTCAGCGATAATCTGAATGTCTTTAGTATCAATGTCTGTTGCTACCACTGAGGTATCAACAATAGCGTTTACTATGTTATAAAATGCTTTATTCCCCTTAGCTTTTAGATACTTACTGTTAGAGTAGTAGTCTATCTTCTTTAATGTTTGATATTGTGAATACTGTAATCCTTCTGCTAAATCAATGGTTGCTGTTTCGTAATTTGAAACGATGGAGTTTACCTCCTCAATAATGGTTCTCATACTCCAAGTGTATCAACCACCTATTGACACGCAACTACTCAGATGTCTCCTCACTGTTACGTCTAGCCATCGTACTGTAAAGAATTTTAGACTCCACCAAAGATGCTACAGGACTCTTTGATATTTGCTCTTGATAAGCCATAGAATCTACTACGTCATCCCATCTGCCTTTAGGGAATTGGAACATCTGTTCCTCTAAGTCCATACATTCATTTTGAATATGATATATCTGTCCTCGTTGATAACGTGGTATAAGAGTTCTTATTCTCGTTTCCTTTTGTGTCCCACCGTGTTTAAGTTCTTCAATCGTTAAATAGATGTTTCTCTTTCTCATTTCCTCATCTAAGTATGGTTTAAGTCCCCAAGTGTACTGTGTAGTTTCAATTCCTATTCTCGTTAAGTTGTATAGCTTCTGTAGAGCAAACAAGTCATCAACTAACTCTGTGGCGTTCACTCGTTTCTTCCAAGACTTAACGTGCCATTTGTTTTCATTGTTTACGAAGTTAAGAGTATATCCAGTATAGTCAGCACTGTCAGTCTTACTCATCGCTGGGTCTATTGTTAAATAACAATTAGTCTGCATCTTCTGTACTTCTTCCCATGATACATATTTAATCCATTCCTTTTTAAACTCTTGAGTAGATGGGTCTATAGGCATACCTTGATACAAAGCTGAAAAGTCATACTCTCCTATGTTCTTTCTAATATCTAAAAGTTTATCTGTATCAAATCTAGTCCATAGAGCCTGTCCTTCTTTTCTAAACTCCTCATCTTCTGTGGCTAAAGCTTTCAGGTGTAGAACATCCCATTGGTTGCCATCTAACATAATACGACCAACTAAGTCATCTTCGTGCCATCGTGTCATAACAACCACTATCCAACCATTAGGAGGGAGTCTAGTATAGGCTGTTGATGTGTACCAATTCCAAATAGAATCTCTTATCGTTAATGATTCTGCTTCTTCTCTGTTCTTTACAGGGTCATCAATAATTAAATGTCCTCCTTTTCCTGTGATAGCACCACCAACACCTACAGCGTTATAGTTTCCACCATCTTGTGTAGACCATCTACCTTTAGCTTGTGAGTCATCTGCAAGTGAAACTTCAGGGAATACGTTTTTATATTCCTGTGAGTTCATTATGTTACGAACATCACGCCCAAAGTCTTCAGCCAGTGATGCACCATAAGAAGATTGTATTATTTCTTCTTTAGAATGATTACCAAAGTACCAAGCTGGGAATAGTCTTGATACGTTCTCACTCTTACTATGTCGTGGTGGCATAGTAATGATAAGTCGTTTAATCTTTCCTTCTGATATTGCTTGTAACTTCTTACAAATAGCATCTATATGCCAAGTATATTCATTGTCTGGTTTAATGTACTTAATAAAATAAGAAAAATCTCGTCTAGCGAGTTCTCTCTTAGCTAATTCAATTTCTATTTCCTTTTTAGTTATCATTTACTTTACTTAAAAGTGTATCTGTTGGTGTGTTTCTTAACTCTGAGTAATCTGTAATG